GACCTTTTGTCAATTTATTACAAAAGGTAACAACGGGGAGATGTCGATTCCCCTTTCATCTGTGGGTAACCATTCCACAAGTAAAAACAACGAGGTACTAACTAATGTTCAAATCCGCAATCGCACTTGCTGCCGCTGCTCCTTTGATGGCAGCACCTGCCCTTGCAGGTCCCTACGTCAACGTCGAAGCCAATGCTGGTTGGACTGGCGATGATTATACCGGCGCTACCACTGATTTCCACCTGGGTTATGAAGGTGAAGTCGGTGCTGGTTCATACTACGTCCAAGCAGGTCCATCGATCGTCGCTGCTGATGGTGCTGAGAACAGCACTCGTTTCTCTGGTAAGGTAGGTCTGGGTCTTCCCGTCTCCGATGCTCTGAGTGCATATGGCGAACTTTCCTTCATCACTGCTGAAGATGAGTTCATGGAAGATCTCGGCGTAGGTGGTAAGTTGGGCGTCAAGTACAACTTCTGATATAGACAATAATACATCTAGATGTTATGATAGGGGTGCGACGGCACCCCTTTTTTTATGAAGAGGATTTTACTTTCTCCCGTTACTCACTTCAACATGTTGCTAGTGGGTTTTTTAATTCTAATTGGAGTCCAACATAATCATGCACACCATACAATGGAACATGATATTCATGGTGTGGTAAGAAAGTATTGTAGAGCAAACCCTGGTGAATGTGCCGAATATCTACCTGAGGATTGGTTAAAGTAATGAAAAGACAGTATAAAGAAACTGCAGAATGTACAAATCTCTATGATATGATTCTTGAGTTGCACAAACGTATTGAGTCTCTTGAAGAACAGAATTCAACAATGATACGTCTTCTTGGGCATCTAGATAGTAAGTTAGGAAACCTTTCTAATGAAGATTAATCTTTGGTATTCAAAGAGTATGAAGCAGTGGCGCTGGACACTTGTAGAGGAGTGGAAGAACGGTGTCACTAAAACCGAACAGCATTCTGGGCAACAACCAATGTTACGCGATGCGATGGAAGATGTTGCCAATACTGTAGAGTATATGTTAGAATGTAAGGATAAGGGCGATTAACTCAGCGGTAGAGTGTCTCCTTTACACGGAGAGGGTCGGGGGTTCGAATCCCTCATCGCCCATATAAATAACTGGAAATGAAGACGTATATTTCGTCATACAATGGACAGTATAAAGGTAAGGTGCCGCTCCTGTGGTAAGGAGTTGGTAGGACACCCAAGTAGGAGTGTTTCTTGTGGATGCTCAAATATGACAACTATTCGTGGAGATAAAATCTCTGCAGTTGACTTGAGTCAGGTTGTTATGTTAAACTCTCATCAGTCTCATAAGAAAGAAGTTCTGTCGAGAGAAGATATTCAATGGCAGGAACAAAGGAGACAACGCAAGGTTCGTAAGTTGAACTTTGAAGTCCGCTAGGAAAGGTGGTCGAGTGGTTGATGGCTCTGGTCTTGAAAACCAGCGATGTGAAAGCATCCGTGGGTTCGAATCCCACCCTTTCCGTTTCATAAATACTCAAAAAGTCTATAGACATGGGTATAATCATTAACGGTCAAAATGATACTATTGGACCCGTAGACAATAGTATGAGTCTACTGGGGACTGTTAGTATCGGTGGCACGATGACCATCGAAGACTTTACTAACATTGACTCAGTTGGTCTCATAACTGCACGTAATGGTCTGCACGTTACTAGTGGTAATGTTGCTATAGGGCACAATAATCCACTGAATACCTTACATGTTGCCGGAGCGGGGACTATCGCAAGGCTGGAAAGTAGCACTTCTACTTCAGGGTTAAGGTTCGATAATTCGCAAGCTAATGATGGTTATGTTAGATATGTAAATCAGGATCTGCTATTCGTAACTGCAGACTCTGAAAAACTTCGTATAGAATCAGGTGGATTCGTCGGCTTAGGGACCAACAATCCATATCATGAATTGCATATTCAAGGTAGTGGTGATACCAGAGCTTTAATCACCAGTGGTGGAACTGGTGATGCTGTCATGATGTTTGAAAATGCCTCTGGAAATACTTGGGGTCATGGAATTGATTTAACAAATAATAATTATGTCGTTGCGTATAATAGCACATCAGATCCAAGCCTTACTAGTGATAATAAGCTTTTAGTAAAAACTAATGGTGATGTTTATATTGGAAATATTGCTCACTCAAATGATGGTGGTGCAAATACAAGTTATCGTACATTAACACTTACAGATACTACTAATGGTGCTCAACTTCATTTAAGGGGTCAATCGCCAAAATTATTCCTGGATGTAACTAGTGGTGGTAATGGTGAAATATATTATGATAGTGGAAATTTGAGAATACTTAGTGGAGAACCTGGTGTTGTTGGAAGTACAGAAAGACTTCGTTTTGATACAAATGGTAAAATTGGTATTGGGGACTTTAGTTCTACTACCGTATCACACATGCTTCATTTAAAGAGCACTGGTGATGCTACACTTCTTATCCAAGCAGATTCTGATAACAATGGAGAAAATGATAATCCTCGTATACTTCTTGCTCAAGATGGAGGTACTCATGGGATGCTTGACATTGGTCTGATAGGTGATGCTAATACTCCATTAAACAATACACTAGCGAATGGTTGTTATATTCAGGCAAATAATCATGTAGATCAACCATTGTTCCTGGGTCACATGGGTGAGAATGTTATGACCATCAGAGATGGTAAGGTAGGAATAACAACTCATAATCCGCAAAGTGAATTGCATCTATACAGTAATGCACCAGTTCTTTCTGCAACAGCAACTAATACAACATCTGGTCTTAGAGTAAATGTTAGAGGACAGTCATCTGCTTCATCTCAGTTGTTTAGAGTTCAGAGTGGTAACAGCACAAAATTTACAGTAACTCAAGGTGGTTTCATGGGTATATCAAATGTAAACTCTAGAGAACCAGCCGCGCCACTTGATGTTTATAGAGAAACGAATCAATCAGGAACTGCTGGATATGTATTTGGTACATTTACAAACTTTGTGGGTAGTTCAGGTGATCTTAGTAGGCAGAGAAGTTACCTTGATTTTGTTTTCACTGATGCTAATCCTAACTTTACACCTCAGGTAAGAATTGGTGCTCAGGTAGGATGGTCAAAGGGAACTGATGGAGGTCAACCATCTGAAGGTCACGGTTCCTTTGTTGTTTATACTGGAAAAGGAACTGAAGGCGTTACTGATGGTAGTGGAACTTTAACTGAAAGATTTAGAGTTGATGAAGATGGTGTTGTAACTATGTCTGGTCAGGTTGCTTTTGAGGCAATCCGAACAACTGATATAAGTGGTGGAAGCAACGGTTCAAACTTACAAAACAAATATGTTACATATGAAAGTGAGAGTTATGATATTGGTGGAAATATGAATCTCAGTACTGGATTATTCACTGCACCAGTAGATGGAATTTATTTGTTTAGTTTCGGAATGGCGATTGATGGTGGTGATGGTGGTGATGATAGTGTTGGTGTAAACTTTAGAATTGCAAATAATTCAACATACTATAACTTTACTAATAGTGCCACTGGTGACTTTAGAATTAACCCTAGATTTTCAACGAGTTCTGGGCACGAACATACATACACATTTACAAAACAAGTTAGAATGGCTGAAGGTGCTACTTGCGGTTTCTATATTACTGACTGGAATTATAGTAACACTGTTCTTCAATATGCAGAGTTTTGTGGATGTAAAGTTGCTTGACCTATTGATAAACACATAAATACAAATAAAAAGTAGATAATGACTTCGCAGATTAGAGTAGACGAAATTACTAATAGATCTGGACTTGGAACTGTTACCATTTACGATAACGGTTTCGAGTTTACTGGTGTTACTACTTTTACAGAAAACGTAGATATAGAGGGTAACCTTACTATCGGTGGGGTTTTAACTTATGAAGATACAACTAATATTGATTCCGTTGGTGTTATAACTGCAAGAGGTGGTATTCGTGTTACTGGTGATAGTATACACGTAGAGTCAAGTGAAGATAGACTTCTTTATCTGAAGTCAACGGATGCAAACGCATATCTTACTTTTGAGGATACTGATAGTTCAAGTGGTTTTGCTAATAGAGTTGGAACTGTAAGTGATGGACTTTATTTCAGCACAGGTGGAGGTGGAGAAAGACTTCGTATATCTTCTGGTGGTTATGTTGGCATCAACGAAGGAAATCCTACACAGCAATTACATGTTCATGATGATACAAATTATCAAGGTATTTTAATTAACGGAAATGCGGCACCCAGAATTACTTTTGCCAAAGCTAATTCCACTACTGTAGAATGGGGTGTAGGTATTGATGGTACTAACGGGAACAATTTTGCCATTGCTCAAGCTGGTAATACTCCAAAATTCATTATTGATGCTAATGGAAAAATTGGTATTGGTGACAACACTCCTGATAATACTTTATCTATTAAAGGTCTTGGATCTTTTGATGCTGATAGTAATAGCTTTTATTTTGGATCTAATTTTACTGGCACTGGGCAAAATTACATAGGAAGTAGTAAACATGCCCAAAGATTTTTCTTAAATAATGCTTCCGCTAATGGATATTTTAGTTATTCAAATACTGGAACTACAGGCACCGCTGGTAATGCAATTACCTGGCAGGAAAGATTTCGTATACATTCTACAGGTGTTCCACAATTTACTACAACAGGAACACAATATGTTTCTGCCACAGTTCCAGCATTTGTAGTAAATTCAAATGGTGATCATGCACTTGTTCTTAACAATCAGAATACTACCGACCCAAGAGGTTTATTCATCTATCAGGATCAAGATGTAAATAATGGAACTTCTTATTTTTTGAGAGCTCGTGCAGGAGGAACTGATAGAGCACATCTTTATAGCAATGGAACGCTACAATTGCATTCGGGAAACCTTAAGTTAGCAAGTGGTAATGGTATTGACTTCTCTGCTGCTGGCAACGCTAGTGGAATGTCTTCTGAACTCCTAGACGATTATGAGGAGGGCACGTTTACGCCAAATGATGCAAGTGGAGCAGGTTTGACTTTCGTTGAAGCAGCAGGTATATATACGAAAGTAGGCAGGATGGTTCATGTTCAAGTAAGAGTAAAATATCCTTCAACTTCAAACACCTCATATGTTTCAATTGGTGGATTTCCGTTTAGCGCGACTAATCAAGGCACAAATATCTCAAACGGAGCAAACGCTAGTGGCTTTGGATACTTCACCGGTAGTAATCTTCCACAAATTCACATGAGCGCAAGCGGAACACACACCAATTTTTACTATCTCAGCACAATTCAACGCAATAACAATTTAAGCGGATTAGAGCTTAGGTTTGGAGTTGTTTATTCAACTTCATAGAAAAGTTTATATTTTCTTAATGTCTGTTACGATATGAACATATTATGGCAACTTTTTAGGAATTAACTATTATAGCTATAGTGTATTTCAAAATAGAACTATGCACCCCGACGAATTTTCTAATTGGGTGAAAATAAAGGAGACTTTTGAAGAGTCTGGAAATACTGACAACTTTTTTTATACTCGCGCTTGTGCTATAGTAAGAGGAGAACCTGATCCTTTAGATAGAACTCCTAATGTCTCACAGGATGGATGAGATCAAACCTGCACACTATGTCACTCGTGAAGAGTGTCAGGAGATGATCGATGATGCTATAAGAAAGCATAATCGAAATGCTGGAATTATTAGCATGTTTGTTGGTTTCTTTATCCTTGGACTCTTTAGTGAGGGTCTTCTTAGACTTATTGGGGTTATTCCACCAGTAGTGCCATGGCTTCATCCACATTTATAAATTGGTTGGGAGTCGTTACATTATTTCTTTTTGGAATTACAATGATCATTCAGGGTCATTTTATATTTCATGGTAAATATGGATATAAACATACTGACCGTGAAAAACAGAAGATGTCCAAAACACGTAAGCAAGTAGAAGATCTATTAAAGACTAAATGAACGCTGACGAAAAAAGAGAGTTCTACAAAGGACTCCGAGAGCGC